CTTGTAATTGTTTTCCCAACAACCATAAGTCGTACAGGGGAGGCGGAGCTAAGCCACCATCTTTTCTATATAAGATGGCACCGACACCGACAAGTAAAATTAGTTTCATGTCGGTGTCTAACAGCAACTTTCGCCTCAATGCAAAGCATTTCAGACTTACATTTCCGCAAACTGACTGTTCAAAACAAGAGTTATTTGACCATTTGCTCACACTGCAACCCATCTTCCTTAGAGTGGCCGAAGAACTCCATCAAGATGGACACCCTCACCTCCATGCCTCAATCACCTTTCAAAATAGGAAGAACGTGCGCAAGGCTGATTTTTTTGACGTCCCAGGAAAAAAACATGGAAACATTCTAAGAGCTGATTTTCCAGAAGGATGGGATAAATATATCTCTAAATTTGATTCTAACCCTTTATGCTTCGGGGCTCGAACTGCTCGCGCAGCTCGAAAGCCCCTCATTGAAGTAGATACATGTGACCTTTTCCAGTACTGTATAGACAATAGAGTTGGATATGGATATTATCAAGAAGAAAAGAAACGTCGCCAAACTGTTGATACAAGCATTCAAGAAGAATCTCCCATTGAAGGAACTATGTCATGGTATTTACAACTTCTTCAATTACCTACTTCTTCTTTATCAATTATTCTTACTGGATCAACAGGAATAGGAAAGACAACTTGGGCAATGAAGAATTCTCCCAAACCCTCTTTGATATTAAGCCACCTAGACCAGCTAAAAAACTTCGTTCCAAATCACCACAAATCAATAATCTTCGACGATATGAGCTTTCACCATCTACCAGTAACAGCCCAAATTCATCTAGTGGATCAGAATGTGCCCAGAGCAATCCACATTCGCTATGGAATTATTACGCTTCCGGTAAACATAGTCAAAATATTCACTTGCAATGAATATCCCTTCACTCAACACTCCGCAATAGCAAGAAGAGTCAAACATATAAACGCTGATGAAAACATTATTAATATTGAATAAATTTATTTATTAAGGATTCAAAACTTGACCAGCACGATTAGATTCTTGTTGTACAAACTTATAATTCTTAGTATATATAATCTCAAAATGATAAGGCTTCAATGTTTTAGTATTATCAATAGGAGGATTAACAAGCTTAGGCTGATCAGACCTTATAGTCATTAAATAGCCTCGAGAAAAACCTTTAAAAAACTTCATTCTACAACGTAGAGCACTAGTATCATACTCAAAACGATCACTGTTAAAACACTTATCTTTACTATCTCTCATTTGAAGGTAAACAGACTGTCCAGTAGAGATGCGATATCGCATCTTCTTGGCTACAAGCCAAGAAGATCCGAAACCAGGAGCGTCAAAAGGAACACAATTCAATGATTGTGGCTGGGACTTAACACCTCCAGAATCAAGCAAATCTTGCTGGGACATGGCTTCTTCCCAATCCTGAGCAGGATCAGAATATCCTTCCTTCCTAGCATATATAGTATACAAATCAACTACAAGAATACCAGTAGTATCAACATCGTTTTCTCCATCAGGATCTTCAACAACACCAGCATTTCGAATTTGGACGTCCATTACACCTGTACTAAACCAAATTTTTCCAGCTACATCTTCAATACCAGTTCCATTACCTTCGCAAATACTCAGCAAATCTCCCCAAGCATTATCAGGAATACCTAAATTATCCTTAGCTCCCCATAAACCACAGCTGAATAAAGACTGACAATATGCCAAAGAAATTGGCTTCACTACACCGCTATCAAAATAATCGGTCTTAACCCACGTTTTCTGACCAAGAGAACCTACCAAACTCTTGTTAAACTGATATGCACGCTTTCTAGCAGCACGACGAACACGGGGAGGAGCACGACGGCGAGAATATATATGAGCATAATCATGCTGAAAAGTAACGTTATTAGACGCATCAGTACGTCTCCTTCTTTTAGTAGTACGAGTAAATGACTGAGCCCCCCTAGTACGTTGACGCTTTCGAGTAGAACCTTTGTATCTTGCAACTTGATATGCCATTAAAGCAGGGGCGGCAGCATAAGAAATGGCATTTCTAAATCTTGTAATTGTTTTCCCAACAACCATAAGTCGTACAGGGGAGGCGGAGCTAAGCCACCATCTTTTCTATATAAGATGGCACCGACACCGACAAGTAAAATTAGTTTCATGTCGGTGTCTAA